CACGAACCGCCGCAGGGATGTTCCGACCCGCCTTTGAGTACGCCGCAATGACAGTCTTGCGTCCAGATTCGATACCTGACGGTACCTTGAACCAGTACGGCTGCTGACCAGCACCCGGACGCACGTAGAATCCATTCTTCGTGGCGCTCCAGCTCGGTGCACGGCGGTTGGCGTGCGCAGCCACTGCCTTTTTCTTCGGACTTCCGAGCGGAACACCCGCAGACGCAAATGCGTCCAGAGTCACCTTTGGAATAGGCTGACCGACGTTCTTGAACGCCTTGACCACCTTGGGTGCCACCGCGCGAAGGTTCATCGGACCGACGTTCACCACGCCAGCGTTGGCATTCCGACGCATGAATCGGTACGGGTACATGCGTGGTTTGCCGTTCGTTCCGGGTCGAATGTAAAATCCGGCGTACGGCTTACGAAGGCTGTTCCACGTGCCTGCGAGCGGGTACCTCTCGGCGAGCTTTTTCGTGTTCTTCTTCCCGGCGACGGGTCGACGCAACGCCGGCGTTCGCTCGGTCGCGATCGAGCTCTCGTTCAGACCGAATTGCTTAAAGAGCCTCACGGGCTCGTTTATTTCCTTCGGGTCTTTGATACCGGTAAACAGGACGGTTCCGTTTTCGAAAAACTGGTACGTCAACGGCGGACTCTTGATTCTAAGAATCACCGCCGGAACCGCCTTGGTTTCTGTTTGGTACTTGACTGTGTGGTTCATTGGCAATTTCCGAAGATCAGTCTCGAGACCAAACAGATCGAACGGTTTGTTGATGTAAAACACGCCATCCACCTTGCGATACTCTGGTTTTGCACGAACCAGGTTTTTGGCGCTCCATCCATTCTTTGCAATGGCGAGGTATGCCGCCTCGGGATTCCCCGCCCCGAGGACCGTAATCACACCCTTTGTGATGACGACCGTCTGTGGTCCTCGTTTCGCCGTGACGCGCGTCACGCCCGTCGGACTTCCGATCCACTTCCCGTCGGCGTAACGTATCGACGCCTTTTGGCCCGCCCCTTTGAAACCAGTCACCTCCGTGAACCCACGCGGCGCACCTGAAAATACCGCATCCATGTCGACGGGAAACTTGGTGATTGAGATTGTCGACACGACGCGTGGTTTTGAAATTTTCCACGTCCCCTGATTATTCGTAAAGACGCGCTTCGCACGCCATAATCGCTGGATCCGCTCCACCATACCAGATGGTTAGATTTTTTTCACAACCGCCTTGAGCACCTTCTTCTTGATGGCTGGTTTGGTTGCAAACTGCGAAAACACCTTGTCGAGGTCTTCGACAGCCGCCTTTTTCTTCTTGTGAGTCTTTTTCGGCTTTGGCTTTGGCGCCGGTACGTAATGATTCTTTCGACGAAGATCCTCAATCTCCTCGGCTGACGCACCACGTCGTAGGCTCCATGACACGATGTCCTCGACGAGCATGATGGGCACGTACGGCTTCGGCTTCAGTGGAGGGTAAGGAGTCACGTGACGCAACTTGTACACGATGCTGTTTTCGACTGGGGCGTACGTGAGCGTGGATGGATCCACTGGGAACACGAGCTTCGGGAGCGGCCGGATGTGTTGCATACTATAAAGTTTTGACGCTTTTTCTTTTTAGAAATGGATTCCGTTCTGGCAAACTCTGTTCTTGTTGAAAATTCTCTTCGTGAGCTCATCGGTCTAAGGATCACTATGACCGTCGCCGAGACCAAGAAGCGTAGCGTGTACCGCGAGGGTCTCGTGTACGCCTACGACTCTGACACGTGGTTCGTCTACGACGACAACTCGGGCGAGACGTTCGAGGTGACGTTTGAGGATTTTATCATGAATAAAATTTTCGTACATCTAGATTAGAAAGATGGACGAATGCCCCGTGTGTCTCGAACCCTTGATGGGAACGGTGGTTCACCTCGGGTGTTGTAAAAAACAAGTTCACATTCAGTGCTACGTGACGAGGTGTCCCATGTGTCGCGCAGAGCTCCCCAGTCCTCCTTTATCAGAGCGTCACGTTATCGTTCCCGTTCCTGTGTTTCCCCCGCCGCAGACACAACAGACACGCGCACAAAAGTTGGTATCAGCAGGTGTGTTTTTCATTACAATAGCAATCACTTCAGTCCTGGTTTTCCACCCCTATTGAGCCCCCGCCGGCGGTGACCGTGGTCACCTTTTACTCCTCGTCCTCCTCGTCCTCGTACTCCTGAGTACGCACGATGTTCGCCAGTCGCTCCCGCAGAGTACGAGGAGGGGACAGCACCGTCTCAAACTCCTCCTCGTCGTCCGTGTCCGCCATCGCCGATCCGTGGGTCTGGCACAGCTCGCAGTCCTCGTGGGTCTCCTCGTCCAGCTCGTGGGAGTGCTTCGGCTGCTCCGTCTTCTTCACCTTCTTGGGCTTGCGCACCGGCTTGATCTCATCCTCGTCAGAGTCCTCGTCGCGGGGAGGCTTCACCGGACCCGTCGCCGGGCCGCGAGGGACCCGGGGAGGAGGTGCCGGCTTGCTCGCCGCCTTGAGATGGACACGGCACATACACTCGCCGTCAACCGCCTTGAGAGTACACTGCTTGCCCTTGGCCGTCGTCGAAGTACACTTGGTCGTCTTGGGCTCCGCTGCCGGCTCGGGATTCACAGACACCTTGGCCGCCCGCTTCTTGGGAGCAGCCTTGGTCGCCTTTGCCGGGACAACGTCCACAGGGAGGTACTTGGACACAAGCTCTTCAACGTTCAGGTTTTCGCCATCTGCCACACGGGTCAAGACAGCCACAATCTCACGACGCAGAATCTCGTCAAACATCTGAGCAAAGGAAGAGGAAGCCATTTTGGGTTACCTTCCTGTCGTTTTTCGTCTCTAAGCGAGCTCATCACACGTTTTTTGCACCCTTGCGTATGTTGTCTTGTGCCCATAGAGGCTGTAGGTTGGTCCAGTGAAAGCACCTTTTTTGCTCTTCCGGATCCTCGAGGTTGAATGACGCACACGGTCGTATATGGTCTACGTGCCATTCTCCGTAATTTTCCCATGTCATGCCTTCTGTAAATTTCGATTCGAGATGTGTTATGAGTTCTTCTTTGGAACATCCTGTAAGCTCAAGTGTTTTACCTGTTTTGACTTTGACAGCTAGATATAATCGACAGTGAAGCGCCATCATAGCACGGTATTTAGGGTCCTCATCACGACGTTTTTGAAGAGTTTTTCGTCGTGTTTCATTTATTTTATCTTTGTTACGCTGATAGTTTTCACGTATTTTCTTGTTATATTCTTCTGGGTCTGAAGCTCGTTTAGCACGTTCCTTTGCGTTTAAACACAATTTACACATGGTTGGTTTTCGTTTACCTTGATTAGCAAATAATGAATATTGTTTTTTATCGTTACATATTCTGCATGTCAAAATTTCATTTTCTTCCGGAATCCATTGAGTTATTCGGCAATCTTTACATGCGTTTCTTTTTCCTCCTGAGCATTTTGGATCATTTGGAAAAAGATCGAGCGATTTGACTAGTTGACATTTGGAGCACTTCTTCTCCATTGGTGTAGTGTGAGACATTTTTTTAAGTGGGATACACTTAAAAAAATCGCCCCCGGTGAGAATCGAACTCACAATCTACAGGTTAACAGCAACGTCTTTACTGACGCCTTAACCATTGGGCCACAGGGGCCTGATGAACATTTTAACGACATATTCGGGTCGTTCTGACTTGGGTGATTCGAACACCCGACCAGCGGAGCTACAATCCGTTGCGCTACCACTGCGCCAAAGTCAGAGGCGAATAGTTTAACGACATGTTCAGGTCGATTCCGTCATGCGCACGGCGCTTGCCAGGTCCCAGTGAGGATCGAACTCACATCACAGGATTCAGAGTCCTATGTACTGACCATTATACTATGGGACCGTTCGACCCTAGTGGGGGTTGAACCCACAACCTCCAGCTTAGAAGGCTGACGCACTATCCGATTGTGCTACAGGGCCTGCGCACATCGGGAATCGAACCCGAGCTTACACCTTGGAAGGGTGGTGTACTACCACTATACTATATGCGCGCTTCTAGTAGTAGAGCGTGATTTTACTTTAAGCCATTTTGACGCGGTCGAACCATTCGACAGTCTCACGGATACCATCCTCGAGTGACACGCTAGGTACCGGAAAGTCTCCTGGACCCGGGATAGCCTTTTTATTCATCTGGCCGTCTGGGCCTCCGATGTACTCGAGACCCGGACACCCTGTCGCATCCGCAATCAACTCAGCCACCTCACCTATCGTCACCTCGTCGCCATGAGCGCACACAATCTCGGGCGGTGGGTTTTCGGAGAGTTCCGTGGCCCAGACGATGATGCGTGCAATGTCCCTCGAGTGAATAAACTGACGCTTCGCCTTTCCGGTTCCGTAGAGTTTGAGTGGCTCGTTGTTCTTCTTGGCCAACCACGCCTTGTGAATCAGAGCCGGTACGACGTGACCATCCTCGATTGAAAAATTGTCGTTTGGTCCGTAAATGTTTGTCGGAATGATGCACGTCGTCCACGTATCCGTCGTCTCACGGATGATACGTGAGTGAACTTCGCACACACGTTTCGCGTACGCGTACCCCTCGTTCGAGGGGTGCGGCGGACCTGTGTGCAAATCAGACGGACGGAGTTCTTTGAGGCCGTCGGGGAAAATGCACGTCGACAGCATCGTCAGCACGCGAGGAACCTTGTGTTTCGCAGCCTGCGAGACGACGTGTGTGTTCATGAGAATGTTATCCTCGTACATCTCGGCGCGCTTGTTCATGTTTTTGAACAATCCACCGACGTTGGCAGCCAGGTGAATGACGGCGTCAACCGGGCCAACAGACTCGTACATCTGAATCACATGTTCCTCCCGGGCGAGCGAACCAAATTCGGTCGAACCGATATAAATCCAATCTGGTCGAATCTCCTTAATCGCTGAACCGACGAGACCTGTACCGCCAGTCACCAGAACTTTCATTTCTAAGTGTACCATGACGTATTTGCTTTATACCAGTCGACCGTTCTCTGAATTGCATCATGAAAAGAAACCTGCTCGGACCACCCGAGTTCCTGGAGCGCCGACGAATCGACGGCATACCTTTTGTCGTTATGGGGTCTGTCACCCACATGAATTTTAGTCGCTTCCGAGTCGACGAGTTTCCGAAGAATGTCAAACACTTCAAGGACCGAATATTCGTTGTGAGTTCCGATGTTGTACACCGTACCATTCTTCCCCTTTAGCAAAACGGTCATGACTGCACGAGACACGTCATCGATATATATGAAGTTTCTACGGGAACGTCCCTCACCGTGAATCATACACGGGGTTCCTTTCATCATGGCGTCTATAAATGCCGGAATCACCTTTTCAGGGTACTGTTTCGGGCCAAACACGTTGTTCCCACGCGTGATGACGTATGGAATACCGAACGAATGACCATACGCCTTGACGAGAAGTTCAGCACCCGCCTTGGTTGCCGAATACGGGTTGGTTGGGTTCAGGACGGACGTTTCGGAGTTGCTCGTCTCGTCGAGACCCACTTCACCGTACACCTCGTCGGTGCTGATGTGCACGAGACGACACTTTGACTCCTTTACGCATTCAAGAATGGTATATGTACCGATGATGTTATCGTGTATGTACTGTTCAGCATTCTCGAACGACGTGTCAACGTGTGACTGTGCTGCAAAGTGCACGACGACGTCCGGTTTGAATTCACGAAACAGTCGTTTCATCTTTGACATGTTTGTAATGTCAGCCTGGACATAGGCGTACCGAGGGTCACTGTTACATGATACATTGTGTACTCGGGCGCAGTAGTCACATCGGTCGATGTTTAGAATGGATGTAATCTCGGCGTGATTCTCGAGGACGTGGTCGACAAAGTTTGATCCTATGAATCCGAGTCCCCCTGTGACGAGAACTCTCATATTAAAAGAGTGACACTAATAAACTTTAGACATGGAGACGCATAAGAAGGTGTGGTATGCACCCAACCAGTTTGAGGCGTACGGCGAAGAGGAGATTCAGGCGGTGAATGATTGTCTACGAGCCGGATGGCTCGCCGGTTTCGGGCCCATGTCAGTGGAGTTTGAACGGAAGGTTTCAGAGCGTTTCGGAAAGAAGCACGGTCTTTTTGTCAACTCAGGGTCGAGTGCCATTCTCTTGGCGCTGTGCGCCCTTGATCTGAAACCAGGGGATGAGGTGGTGACCCCAGCCTGTGGCTTTGCAACCACGGTGGCGCCTATCACACAGTGCGGACTCACACCCGTGTTTTGTGATTCCGAGATTGGTCGGTACGTTCCGAGCGTCGAACAGATTCGTGCCGTCGTCACCGAGAAGACGAAGGTTCTGCTCATCCCGAACCTCATCGGCAACGTTCCAGACTGGAAGGCGTTGCGCGAGGCGTTTCCGACCCTGATTCTCATTGAGGATTCAGCAGACACAATCACGACGACACCCGA